ATGGGCTCTATATCGGCGAGATGGGCGAAATGTTGCTAGGCCGCCAGGAGGAACTCGCCAGGCTCGCGGAATCCCTGCCATTCCACTGAGCGAAGCGTGCCCCCGCTACCCTCACTAGAATGGCGCTCGAGACCCGGGCGCCATTCGACGTTTTCGGCGAGCAGGACGCCGGGCAGGATGGTCGCGCGGGCGACGTAGACATCGCCTCGAGGGTGGCAGTCGATGCGGCCGCCGAAGATCGCCCGGAGCTTCTCGCGCCCCGCCGCCGGGTTGCGCTCGACAAGGCGCTCCAGCTCGGCGGTGCGGGCGACCAGGGCGTCGAGGTCGGGGATGCGCGCCATGCCGCCGCGGGCCCGCGCGCGAAGGTCGGTGACCCGCCGTCGCTGCTGGAGCTCGGCGGCCTCGAGCTCGACGATGCGCCGGTTCACCGACGCCGACGCCGTGCCCTCCTCGACGCTGGCGACGAGCCGGCCGATGCGACCCTGGAGGTCCTCGAGCTGGCGCCGGGCGCCCTCGAGCTCGGCGTCTCGGCGAGCGCCGGCGGCGGAGAGCATCGCCGCGGCTCGCTGGCGGAGGTGCTCGAGGGCGGCCGGCCGGGCGACGCGATGGCGGAGGTAGGCGAGCACGGCGCCGCGGGCGACCTCCTCACGAACGGCCAGGCGGTTGGCGCAGCTGCCGCGGCCGTGGCCGTCGGGACAGCGATACGCCTTCGCGGTCCGGCTGCCGCCGTAGATGGTGAGCGGCGCGCCGCATTCGGCGCAGTGCAAGATCCCCGAGAGGGCGTAGGCCCGCCGCGACTTCGGCCGCTGCCCGGCGCGGTGGGCGCGGGCGACGGTGTCTCGCCGGGCCCGGACCTTCGCCCACAGGTCGGGGCCGATGATCGCGAGCTCGGGGCGCTCGTCGACGACCAGGTCGCCGGCGGCGCGGGCGCGGACCACGCGCTCACCGGTGCCCGGGCGCTTGACCCACTGCGTCTTGTTCCAGCTCCAGCGGCCGGCGTACTTCTCGTTGTCGAGCATCGAGCGGATCGACGTCGGCGCCCAGCCGCGGCTCCGTTTGCGGGGCGTCGGGGTCCCCCGCGCGTTGAGGTCGGCGGCGATGGCATTGAAGCTCTTGCCGGTGGCGTAGGCGCGGAAGACGTCGCGGACGATCGCCGAACTCGCCTCGTCGATGCGGATCGCGGAGCCGGCCTCGGTCCGCTCGGTGCGGTAACCGAAGGGGACGGCGCCCGTCGCGAGGCCGGCGCGGAAGCGGCCCTCGAGCCCGCGGTGCGTCTTGTCCCCGAGCTCGGCCAGGTAGTGCGCGGAGATGACCGACTTGATCCCGTAGGTGAGGAAGCCGCTGGCGGTGGTCGTGTCGATGCCATCGGCCACGCCGATCAGAGGCACCTGGAGGAAGCGGAGCCGCTGGTAGACCTGGCCGGCGTCGGCGAAGTCGCGCGAGATGCGCGAGAGGTCCTCGGTGACGATGACCGAGACGGTGCCGGCCTCGACCTCGGCCATCATCGCCTCGAAGCCGGGCCGGGCCAGCGAGGCGCCGCTCACCGCGAAGTCGGGGAACACCACCGCCTCTGTCGGGTCGCCGCCAGTCCTCGCGATGTGGTCGCGGCAGCGCCGGACCTGGTCCTCGATGCTGGTGTCGCTCTGCTTGTCCGAGGAAAAGCGGGCGTAGATCGCTACTCGCTCTGTTCTGCCTGCCATTCGCTCAGCGCCTCCTCGAGCAGCCAGTCGAGAAACTCCCTCTCCGCATCCGAGAGAGGTTCGTCGTCGACGCGGCCGCGGTCAACGGCCCGGCCCGGGAGCGGGATGATGTCGCGGGCTTGCCTCAAGCGACCCCCCTCCGCCGCCACAGCCGCCCCTCGGCGGCGCGCCGCTCAACGAGGACCTGGCCGCCGGCCTCGAGGCGCTCGAGCGCGACCTGGGCGCGCAGGAGCGACCACCCGCACCGGTGGGCCACCGCGGCCGCGCTCGCCGCGCCGAGGACGTGCAGCGCGAGGTGGGCGGCGGTCTCGTCGGAGACCTTGGCGCGGCGGGTGCGCATCGGAGCTCGGGGCTTGCTACCCATTGGAGCCCTCGCCGTGGAGCGGGCACCCCGGGTGCCACTCGCCATTCTCGCGGTCGCAGCCCTCACAGCTGCCGTGCGTCGGGCACCAGACGAGGCCGGCGACGCCGCGCACGCAGTAGCAGGCCGCCTGCCAGATCATCATCGGCGCGTCGTCGGGGATGCGGTGCTTGCCGCGGGCCATCGGGTGCATCGGCGCGCCGCCGTCGGAGATCCGGAGGCATGCGAGCTCGACCCCCGCCTCGGCGGCGATCCGGCAAACTGCGGCCGCGCGGCTGGCGGCGATCGGCGCGGCGCCCCATGCCGCGAGGACCGTCTCCACGACCGAGGACCCGAGCAGCCATTGCAGCGCTTGGTCGTTGAGCGGGCCAACCGGATCGGCGGCCGTCTTCAGGTCGCGCGGGTTTGGCGAGCGAAACGCGAAGAGGTTGGCGACGATGAGACGGTCGAACCCCCATCGCGCGGCGAAGCCTCGGAGCCGAGTGATTGTCGGGTCGTCCTCGAAGGCATCGGCGGTCGAGGGGTTGAGCATGACCACGCCGAGGGATCCGGTCGCCTTCGATGCGCTCTCGCCGCGGGTGAGCATGTATCGGTACCGCTGGCAGGGGCTAAAGAGCGCGACGTCGCCGTCGAGCGACTCCTCGCGGTGGCAGAGGTCGATCCAGCTCACGGCCCGAAGACCTCTGACTCCTGTACTTCGTGCGGGGCGTCGGCGTACCAGGGCCACTCTTCCTCGTCGGGGTCCTGCCAGTAATCGAAGTAGGACCGGGCCAGCTGGGCCTCGTGTCGGAGGTCTTGCTCCAGGTCCCACTCGCGCTCCGCCGCAGGGAGCACGACGTGGATCTGATGCTGGAGCCAGTGCCACTCGAACGAGCCCTCCGCCGGGAAGATGGGCACGTTGCTGTTTGCCGGCCGGGTCATCGGCTGTCCTCGGGCTCGGCGCGGTCGTCGGCGGGGGCGAGGGCGGCAATCTCGTCGAGGGTCCGGCGGAGGCAGTCCCAGCCCACGGTCTTCCACACCTCCTCAAGCTGCTCCGTAGCCAAGCCCAGCGCCGCCCGGAGCCGGTCGCGCTCGGCGGCCAGCTCACCAATCCGGCGCTGAGCCCGCTCCAGGTTGTCTTCGAGGCTCGGGTAGTCCTCGGCATCGGCGGCCGCGTTGAGGTACCTGGTCGCTTGCCCGGCATCCCAGCAGCACTCGACCGAGCAATGGTCCTCGCCTTGGACCGGGATCGGGGTGCCGTAGATGGTCACCTTGCAACCGGCGCAGGTGGGCAGCGCTGAGTAGCTCATGGGGCCTCCAGGGCGCGCTCGAGCAGGAGCACGGGGCAGTCGTCGTCGTGCTCGGTCTGGCGCTGTTTCTCGCGTGTAAATCTCGCGCGGGCGATGGCCGGTAGCGCGCCCAAGCCGCAGAGGTGACACGCCCCCGTATCCTCGACCCATGCCAGGCAGGACTCGGCGACATCGGCCAGCGCGGGAAGCAGGTTCGCGGCGGCGGCGATGTAGTCGGCGTCGGCCTCTTCGATGTCCACGAGGTTGCCTGTCACCGGCTCGATCACCGCCGGGTTCGTGGTGTCCCCGTGGAAGTGGTCGAGGTCGCCGTAGCAGCAGCCCTCCTTGTCGAAGTACCACGGCCTGGGGGTCGCCTTGACCGCGAGCTCGCGCAGGTGCCTGATCTTTTCGAGGGCGGTCATGGGCACACCCCGGGCACGAGCGTGAGGTAGTCGGCGTAGACGTAGAACTCAGCGGCGATGGCGGCGAAGAGGAAGCCGACGCCGAAGCCGAAGAAGACGCCGGTCGAGGACTCGGTTCCGGTCGCTCCGCAGGTTGGGCAACTCACGAATCGCCCTCCATCTTCTCCAGATACTCCAGCCAAGCCAGAGCCAGCGCCGCCACCTGCACCAGCTCGGCATAGCGCCCGACCCCGTCGCAGATCGCCCGCGCGACCTCGCCGACTTCCTCGACCAGCATCGGCAGCTTGTCCGTGTCCGGGATGTCGTCGGCTGGGGTCGCGGCGAATTTGCCGGCGGCCTTGAGGCGTTCCTGACGCATTCGCTCGACGCGGATGGCGGCGATGGCTCTGTCCTGGGCGTTGAGGTCGATCATTGGTCGGCTCCGTCTGTGGGGAGCATCGCCCCGAGCATCTTCTGCAACCCTCGGATCCGATCCTCGACGTAGAGCAGGGCAGTCTCGATGTTGTCGTAGTGCTCGTCGCTGCTCGGGTCGAGTCCCTCGGGGCACTCGGGCCATTCGCCACTGCGGTGGTTGTCGCCCTCGGAGCACCACAGGACGTCATAGCCCCAGGCGAGCTGGGAGACGATGCCGTCGCCGAAAGTCCGCGCCGCGGGGTACATCCACTCGCCGGGTCCGGTCGCGTCGATTCGCTCCGCGAGGCGGCGCGCCAGCTCTTTCACCAGGTCTGTGTCGCTCATTGGTCGGCTCCGTTTGTGGGGGTGGGCTCGTCCGCGAACCGCTCCGGGTCGATGGGCATATCCTCGGGCAGGCCCCCTTGCTTGCCCCCGCGTTCGCCCTTCTTGCGGACCTTGATCGCGGGGCCTTCCTTGCCCAGTTGCGGGTTGCGAGCCCGACCCGGGTACAAGGTGATTTTCTTGCCGATCCAGTTGTCCATCTCGCCCCCGTGGTGAGTCGCGATCGCGGCCGCGTTGAGCTTGCCCAGGATCCAGCGGGTGTTCTTCGGGTACCGGACCGGGTCCTTCGCGTGCCGGTCTCGGAGCTCGGCGAACTCGATCACGACCGCGGGCTCAGGCTTGAAGCTGGGCGGCTTCGGGACCCCTTCCCGCTTCCAGCTCGCGATCGTGAGCGTCACGTCGCGCCCCTTGAGGTCCTCGGCTTTGAGGAAGTTGGGAGGGAACACCTCGCGGACGGTTGGCATCTAGAACATCTCCTTGCCGCCGCCGGTGATCACGAGCCCGGCGTCCATGTGCCGCCATTCCGGCAGCGTGTACTCGCGCACGTCCCCGGCCCGACCCGGCCACTCGCCGGAACCGATGCACTCAGCGACCCGGACGAGCCAGCTCTGGTACCGCCGCCGGCCCTCCTCCACGACATCGCTCGGCACGTGGTAGCAGACGACGTCGTGGGGCTGAGACGACTCCGGGACGATCCAGTGGCCCGCCTCGTCGTTGATGTCGATCCCGTTCGCCTGGCAGCCGTCGATGTACATCGCGATCTGGCAGTGCAGGTTCTGGCGGCCGGCGTACTTCTCCCATGGCACCTCGGCCAGGGCCGTAGTCTTGATGTCAGGCAGAACGTTGTCGCGGACTGAGACGTAGTCGGGGGTGCCGGCGAGAGCGAGCCCCGTTTCCTTGTCGGTCCAGAACAAACGCTGCTCGACGATCGCACCCGGGTCCGAGAGCAGTGCAGAGGCGATCGGGTCCGTGTTGATCGCGGCGGCCATCTCGCGGGCGGCCTCGAACTCGGGCTTGGTCAGGACGACGAGCCCGTTGGCTGCAGCCTCGGCCGCGAATGCCTTGTAGCCCTTTGCGCGCCGGTCGCCGTGCTCCCAGATGATGTACCGCTCCTTGAACCGATCCGGCTCCAGGGTGAGGCAGTGACCGACCGAGCCCTTGCGCATGCCCAGGGTGTCGCGCTGGAGCTGGCTGAGGCACGCGGCCTTGAAGTGCTTGGGGCTGGTGTCGGCATATTTGATCCTCGAAAAATTCAGAGGCATCTCGGGGACAAACGTCATGCTCTCCTCCGTCGCGCCGCAATCCTGTTTGCGGACTGACATGCGTTGCAGTACCAGGCGTCACCTGTCTCACGGGGGAGCCCACATCCGTAGCACTCGCCGGCGGCGAGGCGACGATCGCGTCTCCTCATGTAGTTTTCTCGCTGCCGCCGACGCCTGCACTCGCGACACACACGAGAGCCCCTATCGCTCATGGTGTTCGCTTCGGTGAATTCGTGACCGCGCTCGCAGTGGGTCTTGGCAGCGTTACGTGCCGGGATGGTCTTGCCCCGCAGCAGGTTCTCCCTCTGCGTCACCGCCTCCAGATGCGCCGGATTGACGCACGCACGGTTGCGGCAAAGGTGATCGATCTGGAGCCCGACGGGAATTGGTCCGGTCAGCTCCCCGTAGGCCACGCGGTGGGCAAGGCGCTGGCGGCCCAGGTGGCGGTAAACGCCGTACCCGGTGCCGTTCGACGCGGCCATCCAAATCCAGCACTCTCCCTCCACCTCGACCTTCGCCCAGAACCGCTCTGGCAGCCGACCGTCACCGAACATTACGACTCCGACTCCTCTCGCGGCCCAGGGCGGCGAGGATGGCTGCGGCCTGGGATCGGGAGATGAGAGCGCCCCAGGTGCCGTATTCGTCCCGGGTCGGCATCTGGAGGGTGTGGAGCGCAGCCCGGACACCTCTCCAGAGGGTGACTTGCAGCGAGACGCCCCCGGCCAGGTGCCACCGGCGGAATCCGCGCCCGCGCAGGTCCGGTTTCGGGATCATCGCCCCAGCTCCGTCACCAGCGGATGATCAGCGGCCACCTCGATGGCGAGGTCGGATCGGCACTGTCGGCATCCGCCGCCGATGAGTCTCCGCCCCGGCTCGGTGCAGTCGGCTGGCCACAGGTACTGACGAGTGGTCGTCCGGACGAAGGCGGCAGGGGATGCGGTGGCGGATCGGTGACCGGCCGTGGTGCAGGTGGCGACCCGGGTGGCGATCACGACCCCGCCTCCGCCACGAACTCAGCCAGGTGCCGGTCCTCGTCGAGTCCGGCCTTGGCGTCGAGGAGCTGGACCTCGAACCGGAGCAGCTCGCGAGTCGGCCGGTCTTCGGTGGCGATGAGGAGGCGGATGAGCTGGCAGCGCTGGGCGAGCAGCCCGGCCATGGTCACGACTGGCCCTCGTCGTTGGCGGCGACGGCCTGGGCGGCGAGGGTGTCGAGGTCGGTCTCGGTGCCGCGGGGGCAGGGGGCGGCGGGGCGTTCAGCCGGTGTCGCGTTGGTCATCGGATTCAGTTGTACTGAATCCGTGCATCCGTTGCAAGAGTTTTTCTAAACCGCTCCAGGACCCGGCCAAAATCGCGCGGATAAGCGCCCTGGCCAGCTCCGGGTCGCGCTTCTCAAGCTCCCGAAGGCCCTCGAGGGTCTCTCGATCCTCGTCACCCTCACCTACGGTGCCGTCGCCAATCCCCATCCGTTCAGTTACACAACTGCCACGGTAGGAATCAAGGGCTATTCACCGTCTGGTTTCTCGTTGTCCTTTAAGTGCGCCAGATGACGACGAATGCCCTCGGCATATTTATCCCATGCCCGGGGATTCTCCCTACGCAGAACCTTCATCATTTCATAGATCTCGGCCTCGTAGGTGTCAACGAAGCCGGGCGGAGGGATGTGCAGGATCCGGCAGATGTCGTCAACGAGGCGGCTCCCCGGCTGGCTTGGCTTGAGCAGGTTGGTAATGGCGCCACCGGAGCACCCGAGCGCGTCAGCGAGATCCTTCTGCTCCCAGTCCATCTCGTCGAGCGCGTCCCTTACACGCTGCTTCCACTCCGCGTCCATCGCCTTCCATTGGCCAGTGGGCCTCTTGGATTTGCGTTTGGCCATGTGTGCATTATCGCTCAAGTCCGCTTTAGTCGATCTCAAACGCCTTGACTTGGGCGGTTCAGTTGAACTAAATCCATAGTGCATGGATTACCCCGCTCTCGTCCGCTTTTGGCGGTGGTACATCGGCCGCGCCCTCGGGGAGGAGCTGAACCAGCTCGACTTCGCGGGCCTGGTGAAGGTGGTGCCATCGGCTGTCTCTCAGTGGGAGACTGGCAGGTTTCGCCCGGGGCCGGAGTCGATTGCCAAGATCGAGTGCATTGCTGCCGTAGATCCCGGCGTCTTCTACCGCCCGCCGGCTCGCTCGTGGACGGCATGGCAGCGCGCCGAGCAGCGGAAGGCGGGCTGATTGTGGGCTCCTTGGCATCGGGGATCCACCCTACGCAACGGCAGCTGCCTAGCGCCGCTTGCGAATCACAAGCAGAGACAGGCGGCCGAAATGACTGAGCAAGTGCGCCTCGCTTTTCCCTTCCCCTACCTCAGCGAGGAACGGTGGCCGGAGCTGCTGGGGATCGTCAGGCAGGAGGCTGACCGCATCGGCCGCAAGGAGGTCGCCTACGACCTCGATGTCAGCCGGACCGTCCTCGACAACATGCTCGCCGACCGGGACCGGTGCCACCTCAAGGGGCGCCACCTGGTCTACTTCGCCGTCCACTCGCCGCGCGTGGCCGAGTGGTTCGCGCGTCTGAGCGGGGGCCGCTTCGAGAGAGCGGCGAGGAGCCCCGAGGAGGACCTTGCGGCGCTCAAGGCCGTTCTGCGCACTCAGGGGGACGTCGGGCGGCTGCTGCTTGAGCGGGCGGGGGTGGAGGGGTGAGGCTACGGACGCTCGCAAGGCGTGGCCTTTCGCCCCTTCGCCTGCATGAACTCGCGCCGGGCTTCACACTCGCGCACCTCGTCGAAGCAGTAGGCTTCCTCGGCCCCATAGGCCCGGGTGCAGCGCAGGCCCCAGGCCATCGTCGCGTAGCACTCGCCGCGGCTGGCCTGTTCGCAGGTGAGCCGGTCCTCGTAGCAGGAGCCGCGCCTGCCGCAGTACTGGATCGGGAACACGATCCAGAGCAGGAGCGCGGCCAGGGTCACGGCCAGGCCCGCCACGATCGCCAGGTCCCGCCGCCTCCGCGTCCACCGCATCCCGCCAGCCTACAGCAAGGGGGCGGCGCGTGACCAGCATCGACTTCCGGCTCGGCGACTACCGCGAGGTGCTGGCCGACGTGGGCGAGGTGGATGCGGTGATTTGCGACCCGCCGTATGGGGAGCGGACCCATGCGGGGCACCAGGCGATGGTTGACGGTCGGAGGGAGAGCAAGGAAGACGTCTACGACCGCAGCCCGCTCGGGTACACCTGCTGGGCGGAAAGCGACGTAGCGAGGTACGTCGCGTCATGGGTCCCCCGGTGCCGCGGCTGGTTTTGCGCGATGACCTCGCACGATCTGGTCCCCTCCTGGCACGCGTGTCTCGAGACCGCGGGCAGGTACGTCTTTGCTCCGGTGCCGTGTGTCATGCGCGGGATGACCTGTCGCTTAAAGGGGGACGGGCCATCATCCTGGTGCGTCTGGCTCGTCGTAGCCCGCCCCAAGAGCAATGCCTTCGCTGGGTGGGGAACGCTTCCGGGCGCCTACGTCGGGGCGCCGGGCCGAGAGATCGTCGGCGGCAAGCCCAGGTGGCTCATGCAGGCCCTCATCCGCGACTACACCCGCCCTGGAGACCTCGTCTGCGACCCCTGCGCCGGTGCCGCCACGACCCTACTGGCCGCCGCCATCGAGGGCAGGCGCTCGATCGGGGCCGAGGTGGACCCGGAGACGTACGCGAAGGGGAAGGCGCGGCTGGAGCGGGGACATACGCCGGTGCTGCCTGGGATGGAGGTGGGGTGATGGGTGCCGATGCCGGGCTGATTTGGAGGGTGCGGTGACATGGCTGATCGCGGCGGGTTCATCGTCCTGCACCGGAAGATCCTCGACTCGTGGGTGTGGAAGCTCGAAAACAATGACCACACCAAGGTCGCCCTCCAGCTGCTTCTCGAGGCCAACTGGAAGCCGACCAAGATCATGCGCGGTGGCGAGATGATCGAGATCCCCCGCGGGTCCTGCCTTGTCGCCGAACGCAAGCTCGCCAAGCGGGCCGGCGTCGGAAGGCAGGTTTGCCGAACGGCCATTCGACTTTTGGTGACCGGCGGATTTCTAACCCGCGATCTAACCCACGGTTTCTCTCTGATAACGATTGTCAATTACGACACTTATCAGGATCGGTCGGACGAAGCCAACCCAGCAGCTAACCCACCGCTAACCCACGACCAACCCACCGCTAACCCACGCCTAACCCGATCAGAACAAGGGAACAAAGAAACAACAGAGGGGGCGGGCCAAAAACGCAAGCCAAAGACCCACCCGGATCGGCGCCGGGTGATGGACCTCTGGACGGCGCTGTACCGCAACGCCTACGGGGAGCCGCCCGCCTGGAGCGGGAAGGAGCGGACCCTGGCCAACACCCTCGCCGGCCGCGGCTTCGAGACGGTCGAGAGGAAGGCGCGGATCCTCTTCGAGGATCCGCCCGACTGGCTCAAGCCCCCGTACACGATCGGCACCCTGTCCTCGAACTGGGATCGCCTGGTCAAGACCGGGGATGGGCAGCAAGACCTGCTCCGGGCACTGCGCGGGGGCCGGCCATGAGCCAGTTCTACCGGCTCCACGATGCCGAGCCTTGCGGGATGCACGCGACCCCCGCCGCCGAGCTCGGGAAGTACAACCGCGAGGGCTTCGGGATCTTCGGCACCGTCCAAGCCTTCGACGGACCCCGCCGCATCGAGAACCTGGTCCGGATCCGCGCCTGGGCGGTGGACATCGACCGCGGCTCGAAGGAGTCCCAGATCGAGCGGCTGCACAGGTCCCCTCTCAAGCCCTCGAGTATCGTCGAGACCAAGCAGGGGTTTCACGCCTACTGGTACGCCCGCGATGCTAAGGCCGAGAACTACCGCGCCGTCGCCTCGAGGCTGGTCGAGTTCTTCGACGGCGACCGCAACGCGCGGGACCTGGCGCGGGTGATGCGCGTCCCCGGTTTCCTGCACCAAAAGGACCCGGCCAACCCGTTCCCGGTCCGGCGCGTCTGGGGTCCGATCGCGGCGGCGTACAACGAGGCATCGATGGCGCTCGCGTTCCCGCCCTCGTCCGAGGAGCTCGGGGCGCGCGACAAGGCGCAGGCCCCGGCGACAACTCCGACCGTGGTGTTCCCGTCCGACAAGGCGAGCCTATGGGAGCGAGCGTTCGACCTCGATGCCCGTGAGGCGCTGCCGAGGTTGAGCGGTCATTGGTCGGTCGGCGGCGAGCAGTACGAGTTGAGGCCGCAGCGGAACGGCAAGACGAACATCTGGGTGGACGGCAAGAGCACCAGCTGCTTCATCGACGCCCAGGGAAAGATCGGCAGTTCGGACAAGGGCGGACCCGGGGTTGCCCAGTGGATTCGGTGGCACACGCGCGACTACCGCAAGGTGAAGGACGCGCTGCTCGAGGTCTTCCCCGAGCTCAAAGACAGCAAGGAGGCTGCGTAGTGTTCGACTTCGGAAGCGGACCCGTCCCCGCTCGCGATCGCCTCGTGGAGCTGGCCAAGCGCCGCCGCGAGTCCAGCGACAAGGTGATCCCGTGGGGGATCCAGTACCTCGACGACCAGCTGCGCGGGATCATGCCGAGTGACCTGGCTCTAGTGGGGGCGAGCTCCGGCGCCGGCAAGACCACCATCGGGGTGCTCATGGCTCAGCACGCGGCGTCCATCGGCAAGCAGGTCGCCCACTTCGCCCTCGAGGCGCACCTGTCCGAGATCGAGCAACGGATGGTCTACCGCGAGGTGACAAAACTGGCGTGGGATCGCGACGTCAAGGGCCGCGCTCAGTTCTCCTTCGCCGACTGGGCCCACGGGATGGCCCCGAAGACGATCCACGATCTCGACTTCGAAGCGATGGAGATCGTCTCCGGGCGCTGCGAGGGAATCCGCACCTTCTACCGTGGTGCCGAGTTCACCGCGGCCGATATCACGCGCGAGTTTCTGGCGGTGCAGTCGTGGGCAAACCTGATCGTCTTCGATCACTGCCATTACGTTGACTCGAGGGACCACAACGACAACCGGGCGCTGAAAGACGTGGCGAAGGCGCTCCGCGACTGCGCTCTGGTGACCGGCATCCCAGTGATCGCGATCGCTCACCTGCGCAAGCGCGGGTCCGGCGACAGGAGCAAGGCGATCATCCCGTCGCTCGACGACTTCCACGGCTCGAGCGACCTCGGGAAGATCGCGACCCGGGCTATCACCTTGGCCCCGGCTCGCAACCTTGAGTCGGCAACCCCCGGCATGGCGCCCACGTACATCCGGGTCGAGAAGGACCGATGGAACGGGGTGCAGGGCTACGGGGCGCTCGTGGACTTCAACCTTCACCGGCTCCAGTACGAGAGCGAGTACCTGCTCGGGAAGTTCAACTGGAACGACGACAAGTTTGAGCAGGTCACCGATCGCCCGTGGTGGGCTAGTCGTTACGCGAAGACGAAGGCCAAGGCAAAGGGGTCCCGCTGATGGAGCCCGAGCTCTACCAGATGCGCCAGCCGTGCAAGTTCGGCTGCGACACCGACACCGGCCGACTGGTTCCGGTCAACGGCCAGAACGTCGTTCGGTGCGCCGTCTGCAACCGTGCCCAGTACAACGCGCCCAAGACCGAGACCGGCGAAAAGACGCGCTCCGTCACCACGGTCCACAACGGTGTGAAGCCCAAGCAGCGGACCCGGATCATCAACCGAGCCGGCGGCGCGTGCGAGAAGTGCCACGCCCGAGAGCATCTCCAGGTGGGTCACATCGTGAGCGTCGATGTCGGGCTCCGTGTCGGCCTCGACGAGAGCCTGCTCAACGACGACGAGAATTTGATCGCCGAGTGCGAGGAGTGTAACTCGGGCCAGGGCAACGAACCGATGTCGCTGCGGCTCGCCGTCGCGATCCTGAAGGCGCGCAAGTCCTGGGCGGAGGCAAACCGATGACCCTATCCGAAGCCCAGCCCGGCACCCACCTCCGCCTGGCCACCATCCCCGTCACAGTCCGGGTCATGGCGCAGAACAAGCACGGCACGTGGACCCTGTGCCGGTGCGTGCTCGATGACGGGACCGAGGGCGAGCCGATTTCGATGCCCGGCTCGTGGCGGGGCGAGCGAGTAACCGAGACCACCAACGAGGCAGAGGGAGGGACCAAGACATGAGCGAGACCAGATACAACCGCGAGTGCCCGTCGTGCGGGTGCTGGATGCTGCGACTGTCGCCGGCCGGGGAGGACTGCTTCGAGTGCTCCTACACCACCGCCGGCCGCGTCGAGCACGACCCCGAGCCGAGCCCGGAGCCGGATAGGTACGCGCTCACCATGGGGCCGTGGAAGGTGCTGCCGAGGCCGCTCCACACCGACACGCCGGAGTGGAGGCGCAAGTACCTCGGCGAGCGGTCCGGATCCGAGGCCATCACCGCCATCGACCAGCGCAACCTCGAGATCGCGGAGGCGCGGGTGAAGCCGGAGCAAGCGTGCTCCGATTGCGGCGGGGAGATGGTACGGCGCCGGATCCGGGGAACGAAGATGAGCGTGCCCTTCTGCGAGCAGTGCGAGTGCCCGACGAAGCCGGCGTGGCCGTGTCCGCAGTGTGGCGAGAGCGTGCTGAAAGCGAACGTCTACCCGGGGCGGATCGCGTGCGGCTGCGGTTTCGAGGCAACGGCGAACAGCTGGTTCGAGGCACCGAACAAGGGCGCCGCGATCGAGAAGCTGAACCGCGAGCTACTGGCCTGCGACGAGTTGGACCGGGTGCGGCCGGGGCTCAAGCCGAAGTGCAGCGGGTGCGGCTCGGACGTGTGGCAGATGGCTGGCGGACTCGTCGAGTGCCCGCATCGCAACTGTGAGCTGTTCGAACTCGCTATCGCCAGGTCCGACCCCGAAGCCGAAGTCACCGAGCTCGAGCGGCTCCGGTGCCTGGTCAAGACGCTGGAGCAGGAGGCGCAGGGGCTGAGGGATGAGCGGGCGATGCTACGCGCCGAGTGGCAGTCGGCGAAGCTGGACACGGAGCTCTATGCGGGGAGGCTCGCCGCCGAGGAGGCCGCCCACGTCAAGACCCGCCTCGCCCTCAAGTTCGCCCGGATCGACCTCGTGATCCTGCGCCGGAAGCACGGCGATCTGGAGACGGTCACGGGCCCGGAGCACGCCGAGTCCAGGCTCGCGGACGTGCCGAGTTTCGATTTTCAGCGTGGGCCGCGCATCACGTACGGGGAGGAGGGGTAGATGTCCGCTATCAGCTACGAGTTCACGGTCGCAGGCAGCGAGGAAAAGAGGCGATGGGAGTTGCCCTACGGCTTCGACATCTACCTCCACGATCTGCTCGTGAGCTTCGGCCCGTCCTCGATGACGGTCGCGCAAGTGATCCAGCTGGGCACCAATATCGAGGAGCTCATCGAGGAGTACTGCGCCGACTTCGCGAAGGAGGGTGACTGATGCGCGACGAAGACTGGCCGATCACCATCCTGACCCCGCGCGAGATCGAGGTGCTCACGTTGACGGCGCAAGGGCTGACGTACAAGCAGATCGCCGAGCAGCTCGGTATCGCCTTCAAGACCGTGGACGCGCACCGGAGGAACCTCGCCCGGCACCTGCAAATCAGCGGGGCCGCGAACCTGACTCGGTACGCGATCCGGAAAGGGCTGGTGACGCCTTGATCCGCCGAGCCATCCGACGCTGGAGACTCCGCCGACTACTGCGCGCCATCGAGCAACTCGAGGTCCGCATCCGAGCCAGCGCGGCGACCGGGTACGAGGCGAAACCGAGCTGGGCCAACCGGGACCGAATGAAGCATCTCCGGTACCGCGAGTGGATTCTCCGTCATCAGCTGTTCGGGGTGTTGCCCCCGGCGCGGATCGAGGCGGTGAAGGAGAGCGAGGAGGAGATGACGTCATGAGCCTCTCGATGTTCGGAGACGATCGCCTTCCGAGGCGTTTCTGGAACAAGGTTAGCCCCGATCCCGTGACTGGGTGTTGGCTCTGGACGGCGTATACGACCCCGAAAGGCTATGGCCAGTTCGGCGTCGGCGGACGGACACGAATAGCCCATCGACTCGTCTACGAGGTACTCGTTGGCGAGATCCTGGATGGATTGGTCACTGACCACCTCTGCCGGGTTCGCTGCTGCGTGAACCCGGCCCACATCGAGCCGGTGACAAACCAGGAGAACGTGCTGCGGGGGCTGGGGCCAACGGCAGCGAACGCCCGGAAGGCGCACTGCAAACGCGGGCACGAGTTCACGTCAGAGAATACGTACCGGGACCGGAAAGGACGACGGTGCCGAACCTGCGGGAGGGAGAGTCTCGCTCGTAAACAAGGTGAGCGCAGGAGGGAAGGGCTCTGCATCGCCTGCGGCAGTCCGACCGTACCCGGACGCCGATCGTGCGAAGCATGCCTCAAGTACCAACGTGAGTGGAAGCGAGAGAGGGTGACGTCATGAGCCTGTACCCGGTCCTGTTCTGCGACACCTGTGCAAGCCAACCCAACACCGATTTGCTGTAGAGCGGAGGTGCGAGACGATGCAACGAGGCAGAAGCTACGAGCAGATCTTCGGCTGCGGCAAGTGCGGCCAGTCGAGAAGGTGGGGACTGACCGTCGCGGCGATGATTGTCCGTCCGGTGATGGGGGATGCGTCATGGTGACGGAGAGTTCCGAGGCCGAGGCGGTCGAGTGGGGAGTGAGTGTTGACCTGGCCGGCCTCCGAACCTTCTACGCCGTGGAGGTCGAGCGCATCGCGAGTGAGCGGTCGGCACGGGTGACGAGGAGGTTTCTCTGGTTGCTTGTGGTCGGCGGGTTGCTGGTTGCCTATCTGGGAGCGCTGTGATCTGGCTCCTCCACGCCGCGGGTTTCGTGCTCGGCTGCCTCGTCGGCTGGACCATCTCAGGGGTCATCTCGGCCCGGGTCCGGCGGCTTAGGGTCATGCGCGAGCAACTACTCCGGGGCCGACGCTGGGAGATCACGAAGAACTACATCGAGTCGTCGAAGGAGAAGCCGTGATCCGCGTCTACCTCGCCGCCGCCTCTGCCGATATCGACCGCGCGGACGGGTTCCGGGACCGGCTCATCCGCGCGGGGATCCGTGTGACCTCCACGTGGATCGACTCCATCCGCGAGATCGGCCTAGCCAACGAGGGGCTCCCCTCTGACCTCGCCCTCCACGCCGCCAAGACGTGCCTGGCTGAGATCGTGGAGGCGGACGTGCTCGTGCTCCTGGTGCCGCCACCCGGCCACGGGTATGGCTCGGGCGTGGAGTTGGGGTTCGCGCTCGGGTCCGAGAAGGAAACCATCCTCGTCGGCGATGCGGACGCGATGGACCGATCCATTTTCTTCTCGCTCGGGCTCGCGGACCACTGGGTGATCGACGAGGCGGCGGCTGTGCGGCTGCTCAAAGACGAAATGCGGAGGCTCCGATGACGTGCAAACACGGGCACGAGATGACGCCAGAGCTGACGTACATGAGCCCGCGGGGCCGCAAGATGTGCCGCGTCTGCTCGCGTCTGCAAGACCAGAAGCGCCGGCGCCAGGCGAGAGCAGAGCGGGACCAGGAACGGCGCGAGTTCTGGCGCGCGGTGTGGCAGGCCGAGAAGAAGCGCGGCGACTTCGGCAAGTACGTGCGAACCATCTCGTCCACGCACCTGCGCAAGTACGCAGAGCATGTCGGGCAGATCCGGGGCCGGTACCAGCGCGGGGACAAGGTGGCCGACATCGCGCGCGAGTTGGGAGTTCCGCCCGCCACGGTCTCGAAGATTGCTCGAGGTGGTGCCTACCCAGACGAGATGTACGACCCCGGAGACCCGCGAGCGCCGGTGGGAGACCGCAGCGCGCTCAGGCAGTCACTGCTGTCGGCGCTGTCAACGCACGAGTGGCGGGCCCCGAGCCGGATCATCAACGACGTGCGAGAGGACTACGGCTCGATGCACGGCTCGCAGGTCTATCGCGTCCTGGGCAAGTACAAGGCGAGCGGGATCGTCGAGCACAACGGCGAGCGGATGAAGCCCACGGCCGGGTACAGGCTGACTCCGAAGGGCGTCGAGCTTCGGGACGCGATCATGGGTTGGAGTGACGAGGACGAGGACGAGGACGAGGACGAGTGGGACGACGACGAAGCGGAAGGAATGGCGTCATGACATGGAGCCGCTGCGGAGCATGCGAACGCCGCACGTTTGGGGCCCGCCTCTGTCGCCAGTGCCGGTCCGCGCTCGAGCTCGCGTACCAGCGTGCGGAGATGAGGCGTCGCTACCCGGTCGATGGCCTGGAGCCGCCGCGAGTGGTGGTGGCGCCTAGCCCGGGCTGGGTGCCGTACGTGGACATCGGTACGTGGCGGATGCCGAGGGGGAGCGCGTGAGCGAGCACCACAAGGTCGAGCGAGCGAAGGCTCTGGCCTGGCTCGATGGCTGGCTCGCGGCCGGGGGTAGCCCCAAGGAGGGCATCAGCACAGCCGCCGTCAGGACTGGGCGGAGTGGCGGCAAGCTCCTCGAGGTCCGCGTGGCCAAGGAGAGGCTCGTTACCCTGGTCGGCGAGGTCGGCGACGTCTCGTCGGATGCTGAGGGGCCGTTCGTGTTGCTCGCCACGCCGGCGGGCAACGTCGTGGTGCGCGTTGCGAAGGAGAGCACATGAGCAAGATGAGCCGAACCAAGGGGGCCACTTTCGAGCGAGCCCTGGCCAAACTCCTGCGCCCACTCTGGCCTAATGCCGCGCGAGGGCTGAGGCAGACGCGCAAGGGGTCGGAGTGCTGCGACGTGGAAGGGACCCCGTTCTGGGTCGAGGCCAAGCACCACAACCGAGTGGACCGAGCCGCGGCGTATCGCCAGGCCGAGGCAGACGCGGACGGACGGACGCCGGTGGTGATCTGGCGAGAGACGGGGGCACGCACCATCTGGGTCACAATGTCGGCGGCGGACCTGGTGCGAATCGCGAACCGGTACGGGCCTGCGATTGCGCCGGTAGCGGAAGACGTACTGGTGACGATGAAGCTGGAGGGCTGGATGAGGATTGCGAAGGAGACGCGGCGATGACGTCCTGGTTCAAGATCGGCACCGGCACCAGCGCCCACGCCCGGGACAAGGACGAGCCCGTAGCCGAGTGCGGGGCCAGGCCTCGCCGCCGCTATGGACGGCAGTGGAGCCCGGCTAAGGAGTCGGACCCGCGCTGTGCCAGTTGCGTGTACGCGCTCACGGGCGTGCGGAAGACGAAGCCGGGGCCGAAGACAAAGCCGCGCTCAAAGTGGGGCCGGGTCGGGCTGCCGGTCGTGGACGAGGAGGTGGTGCCGAGCGTGCACCTGATCCCGGTCTGGCCTGGGGAGCCTGTGCATGTGGCTGGGAGGGAGTGCTGGTGTGAGCCTGAGCAGGTGGCGGGTGAGAGCGGGCTGGTTCGGCATTTCAGGCGAGGACGATGACGTGCTCGAGAGCAAGGCTGAACAGACGCACAGAGGCGTGGGCGGATTCGGGTAGGGGATTCGGGGGGTCTGGTTGGGTGCGCTTAGGAATGAGCTGAGGGGCTCTGAGGGCTATGACATTCGCGTCGCGGCTTGAGTAGGTGGGGGGTATGACCCCCGACCGGGGCCCGGGTCCTCGGAGGGGGGGAGGCGACGCTGGGTCAGTGTGGTGTTTTCCTACACTTTCCGGGGCCAGTTCACGCCCGGCGTAGGATTTCCCTACACTTTCGTTGGATTTTCCTACACTCCCGGCCTAAACTGCCCCCTAGGTGGAGCTTCTCGGCGAGTACAAAGTCGATCCGGTCTACGGATGCCATCTCTGGACGGGGATGTGTGACCGAGACGGTTACGCAATCGACCGCAGAGGCCGACGCGTCCACCGCCTGGTCTACGCCGAAGCCCGCGGCCCGATCCCCACCGACCACGAGATCGACCACGGGTGCCGCCGCCGCCACTGCCTACGCCCCGAGCATCTCGAGGCCGTAACCCGCTCGGAGAACGGCCGCCGCAAATCCTTCCGTCGCCGGTCCCGCAAGCGCAAGTGCGCCGCGGGCCACGACGCCTTTACCCACGGCCGGCTCACCCCCGAAGCCGGCCGCGTCTGCCTGGCTTGTGCGCCGGTGGAGGTTGCTGCATGAACAATCGCGAGTTCTGGCTCGAAATCTACCGGCTCCATGTCCTCAGCGGCCAGGGCCACCGCTACGCCACTAAGTGCGCCGACGAGGCGGTCGAGCAGGCCCCGGCCCCATCGCCGCGCAAGCCCACCGGTCTCGAGTCCGGCGCCTCCCTGCGCGGAGCCGTCTACGGCGTCGGGATGGACCTCATCGAGGGCGGCACCCGATGAAGAGTTCCAGGAGTTCCCGGTGCAATCCCGGGGCGACCAGGGCGGCGATACCGGAAGGACCCACCGCGGCAACCGCGGCTCGGCACACCCCGGGCGCTTCGGCGCAGGAAGCCAATCTGGACGCTGGTGAAACGGGGGCGCTCAGCCTCCGCGTTGGTCTCCGGAGGCCAACGGATCACGCCTGGGTGTGTTCCCGCGCCAAGCCCAAGCCAAATCCCAAGCCACGCCCGAGGCCGAGGCCGTACTGATGCGCTACCGCACCGAGCGCCGTTATCGGGACCCCTCCGCCGCGGTCAATGGCGCCGTCGTGGATCAGCAGCGCGGCGCCTACCCCGTGATCGTGGAGCCGGTCAACGCGGAGGACGGCCCCTGCCACCGTGTCCTCTCGTGGTTCGACCGCCCCGAGGAGCCCATCTGATGGGCAAACACGTCCGCCTCCCCGGCACCCCCAAGAACGGCGAGACCCCCGCGCCCATCGCCCACATCGGGCCGCTCGACCTGGACGCCACCATGCGCGAGGAGCTGGCCAAGGCGCGGGGTCTCATCGTGAGCCTGGACACGATGATCGCCGATCCCGCGGTCGATGTCAGCCCGGCCCTGGTCCGCGAGCGCAACAGCACCCTCCGCGCCGTCACCGGGATCATCACCGAGCTCCGGCAGCTGGAGAAGCACGCCAAGAACAAGGCCCGCGACCTGAGCCCGGACCAGCTCGCCGAGTCCGCCATCGAGATCGTCCGCGACCTGCCCCTGGAGCTGCGCCGGAAGGTGGCGGCGGAGGTAGCTGGGTTGGCGAGCGAGGGGGTTTTGTCGAAGTAATGCTGATGTTCGACTACACCTGCCCCACCTGCGCCACCACCCGCGAGCGCATCGTCGATCGCCCCGCGCCCGACTCCATCCCCTGCGACTGCGGCGGCACCGCATCCCGCCGCTTCCCCGCTCCCCGCCTCGCCACCACCTGGGGTGCCGCCGCAGTCCGGGGCTCATCCGACGAGGCCCCGCCCTGGGTCATGGACACGCAGCCGATCGCGGACGGGCAGACCGTTCGCGAGTGGCGCAAGGAGCGGCGCAAACAGAGGGCGCGCGAGATCCACGAGGAGGTCAAGCGGGACTTTGGCGATCCGCGGACCGTCCTGTACTCGAGGTGAGCATGCAGCGTCTACCGCAAAGAATCGTGTCCAAAGTCGAGCCCCGCTGGGCGGTGCCCTGGAACCCGGAGCTCGACGGCCCCTGCTGGGAGTGGAAGGGCCACCGGAACGCCCGTGGGTACGGGATGGTGAGTTGGCAGGCGTACCCGCACCTAGCCCACCGGGTGACCTATGAACTCCTGGTCGGTCCGATCCCGGACGGGCTGGTGACGGACCACCTGTGTCGCAACACGGCATGCGTCAACCCGGCCCATCTGGAGCCGGTTACGCAGGCTGAAAATGTGGCACGGGCGGTTTCAGCCCAAGCCAGAAAGACGCACTGCCCCGCTGGGCACCGGTACGACGAGGAGAACACGCGAACGGACCGGAACGGCCACCGTTGGTGCCGGGCCTGCGACAACGAGCGTTCGCGAAAGAAGAGGAACGCGAAGGGGCCGCCGAACTACGCGAAGACGGAGTGCATGTATGGCCACCCGTTGGAAGGGGGCAACCTCAAGGTCGTTGCCCTCTCGGGTGGCCGGACGATGCGCCAGTGCCGCGTCTGCTGCCAGCGCCGAAGCCGGGAATACCGAGCCAGGAAGCGGGCGTCGTGAAGATCGAGCCAGCCACCCCCGCCGACCGAGGCCCAATCCTGTCGTCCTGGATCCGCAGCTACCGGACCGCCCACAGCGCCGGGCTCATCTCCATGGACCGCTGGGCCGACGTGATGCGCGTGGAACTGGAAGCGATCCTGGACCGGTCCCGGGTCCTCGTCGAGCGCGGCACCGACGGCGCGACGCAATACGGATGGCTCTGCTTCGAGGGCGACGACCTCGTGCACTTCGTCTACGTCTGGGACTCCTACCGCAAGAAGGGCGTAGCGGGCCGGCTCCTGTCCGCCGTCGGCCTCGTCCCCAAATACACCCACTCCTGCAGAACCCCGATCGGCGACGAGCGGATCGTCTGCCGCGGCATCGCCCAAGGCCGCCCCCGCCCCCGATTCAACCCCCTGCCGGCCCGTTTTGGTAACCGCCCGAGGAGAAAGCATGTCGAAGTCGTCCAAGCAGCACGCCCGTAAGCCCGAGGGGATGGAGTCCGGGACCAGCCTGGTTGACCCCGCCACCGCGATCGCCGCCAGCCCCGCCGACATCCCCGTCTCCCTCATCGCCCTCGCCGAGCCCATGCACGGACCCGGCATTGGCATGAGCGAGTCCATCACCGGGGACCGCTTCGAGATGGCGCTCAACACCCGGGGCCGGTTCTTCCTCGTCACCTTCAAGCCGTCGAGCGGCGAGCCGGAGCTGCTCTGCATCCCGATGGAGCGCGTGAACTGGTGGAAGTGGGCCTAGCATGGGCCGCTTCTTCGCGATCGGAGCCCTGCTGGCCGTGAGTTACGCGTACGTAGCTGACCGAGCCTACGCCGACGCTCAGGCGCGGAATACCGATCGGTGGGACCAGCTCTACGTCGAGCTGGCCGAGGAGTGCCACCCGGCGCAGCAAGCGTTCGTGACCGACCCGTCACCGCGCCTTGCGGTCCTGTGTGGAGGCCGAGCCGGCAAGACGACCGGGATGAGGGCCCGGGCGATCCGGCGCGTGGTGGGCACACCGAAGGCCCGGGTCTTGTTCGTGGCGTCCACCGGTGACCAGTGCCGCGACATCTTCTGGGACCCGCTCAAAGACATCAACGAACGCTACGACCTGGGGATGGTCTTCAACGAGACCCGGCTCCGAGCGTTCTGTCCGTGGAACCGCTCGTGGCTGCGCCTGTTCGGCATGGACAACATGCGCGAGATCAACAAGCTCCGCGGCATCGCGTGGCACGAGGTGTTGATCGACGAGTGCGGCGCCTACCCCCCGCAGCTGCTCGAGCACTTCTACGAGCGCGTCATCGAGCCCCGCCTCGACGACTACCCGGACACGTCGCTGACCATCGGCGGCACCCCGGGCCACATCCTGCGCGGCCCCTTCTACGACGCCACCCGCACCGGCGGGAACGAGACCGGCGAGTTCAGCGTCCACGCTTGGTCTCTGGCCGAGTGCAAAGACGCGGGCCCGGAGGATTGGCAGGTCCACGCCAACCGCGTCTGGGCGAAGGCGCTGGAGAAGAAGGCGAAGAAAGGCTGGAGCGATAGCCACCCCGTCTGGCGCCGCGAGTACCTCGGCATCTGGGCCGCCGATGACACCGAGATGGTGTTCCGCTACCGACCCCACGACGAGGCCGGCGCCGAGTTCAACATGTGGGACCCGCCGCGTGAGGGAGGCATCGTCAAGCTCCCCGCCGGCGACTGGGAATACGTCTACGCGATGGACGAGGGCTACAAAGACCCGTTCGCGTTAAATATCTTCGCCTTCAACCGTCACGACGGCGAGCTGCTCCACGTCTACGGCTACGAGCAGACCGGCATGCACGCACGCCCGATCGCGCAGCTGCTCCTGGGCGAGAAGCACGACGCCGCGAACCCGGCCGGGCTCATCGGCGCGACCGGATGGCCGAGCGCGTTCGTCGGCGACATCGGAGAAGGGCTCCAACTCGAGCTGCGGAACACGTACGGCATCGCGGTGGCACGCGTGGACAAGCGGCCCGGCTACAAACACGACGCCATCGAGTTGACCAACGGCGACTTTCTCGACGGCCGCATCAAGGTGCTCAAGGGCAGCGCCCTCCACAGGCAGCTCCAGGAGCTTCAGTGGTCGGTGGATGACTACGGGTTTTTAAAAGAGAACAAGGGCCAGGCGAACCACTCCACCGACTGTCTGATCGGGGCAAGGCAGGCCGCCTTCCATCAGTTCCAGGTCCCGCGCGAGGCCCCCGAGGTTGCCCGCACCGAGACCGAGAAGGCGAATGCGTGGGAGGCCGAGTCCAAGGCGAAGCTGCTCAGCAAGGGCCAGGAGCAGGACTTCACCTCGATGCTGGCCGCGGCGGACTGGGGAGGCGACGGCGAATGGTGACCATCGAGGAGCTGCTCGCGCTCGCGCCCACCCTCCGCGCCGCCGGCATCACCCGGATCCGAGTCGGCGACATCGAGGCCGACATCTCCGAGGCCGCCCCGCTCAAGTACGAGGACGACGGGACCCCGGCGACGAAATACCCCGAGGCATCCGACCCGCGTGACGACCCGGCGCTGTATCCGTCCGGGCTCGTTCCCACAAGGCGAAGGGAGAGGCGATGAGCAATGACAGAGCTGACCGCTGGTTTCGGAGAGACGAGGGAGACGTCCACGAGGCGATCATCTCGCACGTCCGCAAGCTCGAGGAGGAGCAGGAATACCTCCGAGAGGGCTGGCATCGCTTCAGTTGCCTCTACGATCCGAGCCAGGCCGAGAGCGGCGGTTATCTCGATGGCCCGCGATCGCCCTCCGACGTGTCGGAGAACCTGATCGCGTCCAACCTCGACACCGTCACCGCCATCGCCGCCTCCACCGAAGTCCGCCCCCGGTTCGTGACGGATGGCGCCGACTGGACCGAGCAGCGCAAGGCCAAGTCCCTGGGCTGGTACGCGGAGGGGATCGCCAAGCACTACCACGTTCACGAGCAGTGCACCCTCGCGTTCAAGGGCGCGGGGTTGAAGGGCACCGGCCTCGCCAAAGTCTGGGGCGACGAGAACAAGGAGCTTCGGATCGAGGAGGTGATGGTCGATGACATCATCGTGGACGAGCGCGAGTGGCGCTCCGGCCGCGGTCGGCAGATGCACCACCGGGTCCTGGTCGATCGCGACGAGTTGGCTGACCTCTACGACAAACACCGCGACCACATCCTCAACGCCCAGTCCGGCGGCAACACCGGTACCAGCTGGGACTATTGGGCCGGCCACCTCGCCCTCGAGTCGCACGAGATCGTCCTGATCGAGTCCTGGTACCTACCCCGGGGCAGCTCCAAGGGCCGGCACACCATCGTCATCGACGGCCTTACGCTCAAGGATGAGGAGTGGAAGAAACCCCACTTCCCCATCGCCCGCATGGTCTGGTCCGAGCGCCGCCCCGGCTGGTACGGCATCGGGGGCGCCGAGCGAACCGCGGGCCACCAGCGCCGGATCAACAAGTACAACTGGCAACTCGACCGCTGGCTCGACATGCACGCGATGCCGCTCCAGCTGGTGCACATCGCCGACGCCAACCTCCAGGTTACGACCCGGAACACGACCGGCTCCGTGGTCCCGTACCGCGCCGCCGAGCCGAAGACTGTCTGGCCCCCGGCGATGCACCCGGACATGCTCACCCGCCGCGCCGATCTCAAAGACTCGGCCTATCAGGAGTGGGGCACGAGCCAGCTCGCGGCCACGGCCAAGAAGCCGGCCGGGCTCGAATCCGGCGCCGCCCTCCGCGAGTACCGGGACGCGACCACGCAGCGGTTCGCCTTGCAGGAGAAGGCGTTCGAGCGGCTCGTGCTCGAAGTGCTCTGGCTCGCGATCGACGTCTGCAAGGATCTCGGCGAGGACGCGCCCGAGGTCTATTCCACCTCCGCCCGCCGCCGCATCCGCTGGGACGAAGTGGACATGGGCGACGTCCGGCTCCAGATGCAGGCCGCCTCCGCTCTGCCCACCACCCCCGCCGGTCGCCGGCAGCTGGTCATCGAGCTGTCTCAGGCCGGCATCGTGAGCCAGGAGGAGGCCCGGCGCCTGCTCGGCCCCATGGACCCGCTCGACGTCGAGAGCGCGCTCAGCCTGTACACGGCGGCCCTCGACTCGATCGACTACCAGATCGAGAAGATGCTCGACGGCGAGCAGCAGTACCCGGAACCGTTCCAGAACCTGCAGCTCAACGTCTGGCGCGTGCAGATGGCCTACCTCCGGGCCCGGACCGATGGCGCGCCGGAGGACATCTGCGAAAACCTGCGCCAGTACATCACCCAGGCCGCGTTCATGCTGGCCCCGCCCGCGATGCCGGCCAACGACAACGCCGAAGTCGGTCCCGCGATGGGCGCCGACCCGGCCATGGCCCCGCCAATGCCCGCGGGACCGCCGCAGGGCCAGCCCGCCGCCGCGCTTGCCCCACAAGCGATGGATCTGATCGCCGGATAGGAACCCTATGGCAATCAAAGGAAAGTCCCTGAGCGCGTTCGTTGAGATGCACCGGCAGATTACCGAGGGCGCCCTCGAAGAGTTGGCGCAATCCCTCTGCCGGGACCCGCGGCCGCCTCCGACGCCCGAGCAGATCGCTCAATGGGAGATCGAGGCGGCCGAGCGCCTTGCCAGGAATCGCGAGGAGTGGCGCCAGCAAGAGTGCCTGTTCGTCGTCTACGAGGGCACCTCCGCCGATGGCGACTGCGAAACGCCGCTGTCCTGGTGGGGCTCCGAGGCCGAGGCCCATGCCGAGGTGGAGCAGCTCCGCGGCGAGGACCGCCGCGAGTACAACTGGTACGCGATCCCGAAAGGAACCAGATGCCAGTAGATCCCGAAGCCGTCACCCCCATCGCCGAGCTCGACGCCATCACCGCCCAGGCCCTCGCCGAGATGGGGGCTGAGATGGGCGAGGAGCCCGCCGTCGATCCGGAGCCCGAGGCAACCCCGGAGCCGGAAGCGACCGATCCCGGCGAGGAGGCCGAGACCCCCGAGGAGCCGGGTGAGGAAACGGAGGAGACCGAGCCCGAAGCGGAGCCCGAGAAGCCCGCTGAGCCCGAGATCGACTCCGAGGTACTGGCCAAGATCGAGCGCCGAGAGAAGGCGAGCCGGGATCGGCTGGCCCAGGAGCGCGATCAGGTCCTCGCCGAAGCCCGGGCCGAGGCTGAGAAACACCGCGCCGAGCTTGAGCAGCAGTACCCCGAGCAAATCCTCGCGATCGCCAGGAAGCTGGCCCCTCTAGGGATCGACAAGGACGCGACCCTGGAGCAGGTGGCGCGCCGGGCCTACGAGCTTTCCAAGGATCCGCGTTTCTCTGACATGCGACGCCGCGAGTCCGAGACCACCCAGAAGCTGAGCGCCACCGAGCAGCGCATCGCCGACCTGGAGCGCCGCTACGAGGAGGAAGTCGCCGCACGCCGGGGCCGAGAGATGCTCGACACCGCCACGTCCAAGGTCGAGGCCGAGTCGATGCCGCTCGTGTCCCGCTGGCTGGAGAAAGCGCCGACAAAGGCCCGGGACGCGATCGCGAACGAGTGGATCAGCCTCCGCAAGGAATACGGTGAGGAGCCAGACGCCAAGGATGTGCTAAGCTCGCTGGAGAAGCGGAGGCGTGCCGAGCTTGACGAGCTTGGAATCGAGTACGACGCCAAGCCCCGAAGCAAGGCAGCCCCCGCCTCGAAACAGCAACCCACCGCAGCGAAAGCACCAGCGGCCATCTCCAGTGACCTCGGAACCTCAACTCAAACGAGGTCCGACCCCGCTGATCTGGATGAGCTGGAAGCGGTGGCCCTCCGGGAACTCCGAGAGGGCCGAGCCGGCGACCTAGACTGACCAGATAACCGCTGGGCCCGGGCCTCTTCCAGGAGGGCCCAATGGCCAGCGGTGCATCTGTTTCGACCGCCTCGTACCTCACGAAGCGGCTCTACCTCAAGGGCGACCTGCCCTCGGAGCTTGCCAAGCGGGACCACCCGCTGTTCGGCAAGATGGTCCGTAAATCCTGCTACTTCGGCTCGGACGCTTTCTACAGCTGGAAGCACACCAACCCGCAGTCGATCAGCGGCTCCTTCGCCAACGCGAAGACCCAGAGCGAGACGGCGACCTCGTCTCCCAAGGGCATGCAGCTCCGGATGACGGACGCGACCAAGTACGGCCGCATCACCGTCGATGGCAAGTCGATGCTCAAGACGAAGAACAACGACGCGGCCTTCGCGAAGTTGTGGCGCCAGGCATCGGAGGGCGAATTCGAGGAGTTCGGCAACCGCCTCGCGTTCAACATGTTCCGCGACGGCTCCGGCGTTCGTGGTCAGCGTTCCAGCGAGAGCAACGACATCACGACCCTGGTCCTGGCCGACGACGCCCGCAACTTCGAGATCGACGCGGTCATCATCGCCAGCGACAACGCGGACGGATCGAGCCCGCATGGGGGCACCGCGCTGATCGAGTCGGTCAACCTGGTCAATGGGACCATCGGCTTCGACACCTCGGACATCGCCAGCCTCGGGGACAACGATTACCTGTTCTACCAGGGCGAAGTCGGTGCCGCCGCCAACCCGGACGGGCTCGCGACGCACTTCCCGCTGACGACCCCGGCCGGCTCCGAGGACTTCCGCGGCGTCGATCGTTCGGTCTACCCCGAGCGCCTCGCCGGCTACCGCGTGGACAACACCGCGGCGCCGATCGAGGAGAACCTCGGGCGCTGCGCCATCGGCATCCGCAAGAACGGTGGCAAGGCGGACTGCGCCTTCCTCGCCCCGGAGAACGTCTGGGCCGTCGTCCGCAGACTCGGCGCCAAGGTCGAGTACGAGGACTTCGGCGGGACCGTCAAGTACGGCTACCAGTACGTCTCCATCATCACCCCGGCCGGCGTGCTCAAGGTCTACATGGACCCGGACTGCCCGACCAACCGCGGGTACGTGTGCCGAGAGGGCGACCTGTTCCTCGCGCACGCGGATCCGGTGGTCCACGTCATCCAGGACGACGGCCGCATGACCCTGCGCCAGGACTCGGACGACGGCATCGAGCAGCGGTGGCGCTCGGTCACCCAGACCTACGTTCTCCGCCCCCGCGACCACGGCGTCATCTCGATCTGAAAGGGAACCATCATGGCAACCGACGACGTCAAACTCCACGGCGAAGCCTTCGAGGGGCTGCCGTCTCGATCGGGGGCGGACGGTCTGCAAAAGGCCGTCAAGCTCTCGCGCTACGGCGACGTGTGCACGGTCCCGCGCGGCAAGGCCCGAGTGGCCATGGCCGACGCGGGTGTGTACTTCATCGCGACCAACCCCACGCCCGGCACCGGACTCGAGTCCATCGCCGCGGCTGACGGCGTGGACGACGAGGAGGCCTTCCTCTACGTCCGCAACGAAAACAGCGTCGCGTCCGGCAAGCGCATGTTCCTCGACTACCTGCGTGTCCAGGTCACGGTCGCGGGCGCGAGCGGCACCAACACCCGGTGGGTCGCCCAGATCGACTCGGGTGACGACCGGTACTCCAGCGGCGGCAGCACCATCACCGCGGTGAACGTCAACATGGCGTCCACCGAGGCGACTGGGGCCGACGTCAAGGCTGGCGCGGTCGTGCTTGATGCCGAATCGAGCGCGGTCCGGCTCATCGGAAACGGGCTCCTTCGTCCGGCAATCGCGGTCGCCGGTGACACGTACCTGTGGGACTTCGGTGGCGCGGTCTCTCTGCCCACCGCTCGCCTCCAGGACGACAGCGACACCGCGAACATCCTGACCTCGATGCCGCCGGTCGTGCTCGGGCCCGGGGACGCCTTCTACTTCCAGATCAACGGGGCGTCGCAGGACACCGCGGCGCAGTACGAGTTCGATCTCGGCTGGTGGGAGCTCTGAGATGTTGGACGCATTCAAGCTGAAGGCATCGCAGGGTGAGCTGGTCGCCCACGTCATCACGGCGGAGGGCGGCAGCGCGGCGATCACCAAGGTGGAAGGTCCCGGTGTCGCCGTCACTCGCGACGACACCGGGGACTACGTGCTCACCTGGGACGAAAATCCCGGGAAGTTCATCGGGGCCGTGTACGGCCTCCAGGCGGCCACTCCCAGCGCCCTCGCCGGGCACACGGTGGTGTTCGACACCTTCGATACGACCACCTTCGCCCTGCCGCTCACCGTCACCAACGCCTCCGACGCCGCGCACGACCTGGCGGCGGACGAGTACGTCACCGTGGTCGCGTTCTTCGCCCAGATCACGGTGTAACCCATGGGGCGCATCCTCACCCTCGGGACGCTGGTTACCCGGGCGCAGCAACGTTGCGACCTGGAAGACAGCAGCCTGATCAGCACGACGGAATGGAAAGGGATGGTCTCGTCGGTCTACGGCGAGCACTACTCGATCCTCGTTCAGTCGGGGCTGCGCTACTACGAAACCGCGACCTCGATCGCCTCCGGTGACCTCAGCAGTGACGGCGCCGGGGGCGCATCGATCGCGCTCCCCTCCACCTACCTCTCGACCCTCGGTGTGGACCGGCAGCAGGGCGACCGCTGGCACCCGCTCGAGGAGATCATGATCCAGGAGCGGAATGACGTCACCTACCTGACCGGCAGCCGCGGCCTCTACTACGCCACGATCGGCGCCAACCTCCACATCTACCCGGCACCGGTCACGGGCCAGACCTACCGCCACGTCCACATCCCGCAGCCCGCCGACCTATCTGCCGAAGCGGACGGCACCAACGTCGATGTCGTGACCCCGGACGGCGAGCAGTTCATTACCTGGGGCGTCGCCGTCATGGCGCTGGCCAAGGAGGAGAGCGACCCCTCGATGGCCATGTCCGAGCGCGAGCGGTTCCGGGCCCGGGTCGAGCAGTGGGCCAATCTCCGTGCCCTCACGACCCCGCGCCGGCCCCAGGTCGTCGATGAGTACGAGTCCTTCAACCGCCATCGCTGGGACGGCGGCTACCGGTGATCCGCCTCGTCTCCAGCCGCCTGCCCGACGAGACCTCGGAGCAGGTTCGGCGCTCGCACCACGAGGCCATCGAGGAACTCCAGCGCGAGATCCGGGCCCTGCGCGCGTCCGCCGCCCGACCCGGCTGGGAGTACATCGACACGACCGAGCACAAGGGCGCGGCCACCGACAAGTTCGTACTCCGGGGCGACTTCAACGCGGACCGGGACCGCGAGTACGAGTTCGACATCAGCATGATCATGGCCAGCGGTACCAGCCACCGGATCCGCCTCGGCCCCCGCGGCGCGTTCGTGGACGCCACCAACTACGACACACAGGTGGACAACCAAGGCACCATCATCAATGTCACCGAGCAGTGGCAGCTGATGGGGGACACCCAGGCCAGCCACTTCGACGCCACGGTCCGGGTCGTCAAGCATCCGAACGGGCCCGCTTCCGCGTACGGCATCGGCAACAAGAACGCCTCCACCCCCGGGGCCGTTCTGGTCCAGTTCGCCTGCACCGACCGCAACACCGCCAACATCAACGCCTGGGCCATCGGCTCGACCGCGGCGACCCGGATCCTGGCCGGCAGCACGGTCACGGCGTGGCGACGGAGGCGGCGCTAGTGGCGCTTCTGGCAAGCCCCCAGGCGCCAGTCTTTGAGGCGGACCGGGTGCTTCTGTCCGGCGATCTCTACGTTCCTGCGAAGGGTGGCCACGGCCTTCTCGCAGTCGCCCGCAAACCGCGTGCCGGTGCACTCGTCCCCGACGTAGTTCGTCACCATCCGAATCTGAGCCACATCACGCTGCCACACGCAGCCCCGGTAGTCGAAGTCGCACGACGAGTGCTTGGCCCCGTCGTCGTGGATGGCGGTGAAGCACCAGCGGTGGGAGGCGTCGGCTGCGACCGGTTCGCACCCGGCGAGGGCGAGGAGCAAGGCAAGGGCACGCACGGCCACGAGGGTACCGCCTGATGCCGCTCCAGTGGCAGAAATTCGATGTCCCCCTCGCCGCCGGCCTCCAGACTCGCCAGGATCCGCGCGCACTTGAGCCGCCATCCCTCACCCGTGCGCTCAATGCCGAATTCACGGAACTCGGCGGAATCCAGAAACGCAAGCCCTACGCCTCTATCGGCACGAACACCGCCGCGGGCGGGACCCTTGCCGACATCCGGCGACTGGCCACGTACCGCGACGAGTTGCTCGCGTTCACCAAAGACACGCTCTACTCGTGGAGCCCCGGCAACAGCGCGTGGGAAGACCGCGGTACGCACCTGGCTCCGAAGGTCACCGAGCGTTCGGTGTTCACTCGGACCAACGAGCAGATCGACTGCGACCGCGCCGAGCTTGACGGCGTCGTGCTCTACGCCTGGGCCGAGAAGACCGGCTCTGCGTCATTCCGGGTCATGGCGGCGGCCCGGGATGCGGAGACCGGCGCGGTCATCGCGAGCCCGACTGTTATCGCGTCAAGCGCCGTCCGCCCGCGGGTGATGGCGCTGGACTCGGTCTTCATCTTGCTGCTCATGGCCCCCGGCGGGTCCAGCGTCGCGCAGCTGGAGACCCGTGTCATCGATCCCGCCGACGTGGCCGGGACGCTCGATGATGCGGCGGCCGACTCGCAGACGAACAGCCTGACCTTTCCCCAGCGGACCGAGTACGACGTCGCCCTCCTGGGAAACAGCCTGGTCGGGGTGATGACGGAGCAGGACTCGGATCAGGTCACGCTGCTTTTCTCGGTGTCGGCCTCGGGGGCGATTACGGCCGTAGCCACGACCCGGCCGTCCGATGGTCCCGTCGCCATCGCGGCCCGCGGGAACGAAACCACCGGCGACGTTCTCGTGGTTCGCGTGGACGCTGACGCGGTGGAGGCGGACCTACTCGATCAGGACCTCGCCGACGTCACGGTCAACATCGCCCTCGGCAACGTGCAATCGACCGGCTCAACCCTCACCTGTGACCAGCTCACCTGCGAGTGGCGCTCCGTCGCCGAGGCCGGGACCGAGTTTCGCTGTTACGCATTCTGGAGCGGGGAGGAGGAGCCCGATACGAACAGCTTCGAGGTCCGCCAGAACTTCGTGACCGACGCCGGGAACGCCGGGACCGCGTCCACGCTGGTTCACGCTCAAGGAGTCGCATCGCACGCGTTCGATCACGACGGCCACGTCTACGTTTGGGCTGCCTTCGCCGGCAGCCAGGGCGACGCGGGAATGGCTGAGCCGCTCGGGTTCCGTAGCGCGCTGCAGAACACGTACTTCCTCTATCGCGACGACGACACGATCGCTCACGCCGTTTCAGCCCCCTCGGTCGCCAGCG